GTAGTCATTGGAGAAAACTTAAATCGCCATATACCTTTAATTAATAGCGGAGGAATTACACAAACTCCATGGTCAGAAGGTCAAAACGTTAGACATCTTGAACCTTTAGGGTTCATTAAGTTTGATATTCTTGGGCTCTCAACATTAAAAATGATCGAAGGTGCGATTGCACACATATTGAAACGACATCACAATATTGAAAACCCAACGTTTGAAGAGATTCAAGATTATTATAATGAGAATCTCCACCCTGACAAGATCGACTTTAATGACCAAGAAGTATACACTAATATTTTCCACAAGGGCAAATGGGCTGGCATATTTCAGTTCACAGAAGAAGGCGCACAAAACTTTTGCAAGAAAGCAAAGCCAAATAACATAATTAATATTGCTGCCATCACTTCTATTTATCGGCCTGGCCCTCTTGGAGCAGATGTTGATAAATTATATGTTGAGGCAAAAGAAAACCCTGATAACATAGTATATGAAAATGATATTGTCAAGGAAGTGACAAAAGAAACTTACGGGTTTTTGATTTTCCAGGAGCAAATTGCATTGTTGGCACACAAGCTAGGAAAGAATTTTAGTTTAGATGAGGGCAATAAACTTCGGAAACTTCTCACAAAGCGAGGCACAGGAGCCGTCGCAAAGCAGAAAAATAGACTAAAGGCTAAGTTTGTTGAAGGGTGTGTTGAAAAGAATATGACCGAGCATGCGGCAAACTCTCTTTGGAAAAAGTTTGAGTATTTCTCAGGCTATGGCTTTAATAAGTCTCACGCGGTTTCTTATTCTGCCCTCTCTTATCAGTGTGCTTGGTTGTTTAATTACTATCCAGTGGAGTGGGTGGCAGCATTCTTAGATAAAGAGCCGGAGACTCGAAAAGAAAAAGCAATTAACCTTGCAAAGAAATTTAAATTCAAGATTCAATCAATTGATGTAAATAAATCTGGTGTTGTTTGGGAAATTGCCGAAGACAATAAAACATTAATTCAGCCCCTAACTTCTCTTAAAGGATTAGGAGATAAGGCAATGGAACAGATTATTAACAACCGGCCATTTAACGTAATTGAAGACTTCCTTTTTAATGAAGATATTGTTTATAGCAAATTAAATAAAAAGGCGCTTGATGTTTTAGCTCGAAGCGAAGCTTTAAATTGCCTAATTGATGATAGATTTTCAGGCCCAAAACATTTCTGGACTGCGACAGTGGTCGAGCGGCCAAAAAACAAAAAGAAACTTGAAGAAAACATAGAACTTTATAAACCAGAAGGTAACTTTTCAAACAAAGAGAGGATTGAAAATTTGGTTTCATTAACTGGTATTTTTCCAATGGATTTAGTACTGGATGAAAACATCCTTAAAAGATTAGAATATTATCAAGTTCCACCACTTGGAGAATGGGATAATGACCTCGGAGTTGCCTGGTTTATTCCGAGAGAAGTTATCGAAAAGAAAACTAAAAATGGAAAACCTTATTGGATCATAAAAACAATTGATAGCACTTCAATCCAAAGCAGCATTAAATGCTGGGGCGTAAAGCCGGAAAGAGATATTATTCATCTCAATCGACCTTACATGAGCAGACTGGATTATGATGAACAATGGGGTTTTAGCACACGATCAATTAAATATAATTTTAGGCTTTTAGGATAAAAGGAGGAAAGAATGAATTATGTAGAACCTATTAAAAGTAATAGAAATAAATTCGGCTACAGAGGGGTTAAACGCAACGAAGGTTGTATAAAACCATTCGTTGCCGTCTATGCGAAAGAAAGGCTTGGCCGATTTGACACGGCTTTTGAAGCCGGTCAAGCATATGCACGTAAAATCTTTTCTGAAAATGAAGCTCAACAAGAGTTTGATTTTTATTTCAAGGAAGAGGAGCCGGTGCGCGAGGAAACGACTGAAATTATTAAGAAAGAATTTATTTCTTTGCTGAGAAAGAATGAAGAAGTCGCCTTCCAAACTGCTGAGTTAGTCGATGAGATTTTTAATTTGCGACCATCCGAGAGGAAAGAGTTGTTAAAAAATACGAATAGAATTTCCTTTAGAGGGGCTAGCTATTCTTATCCTGGCTTAGACGCCCTTTTCAAAAAATGGGCTATGAAAAATGTTGGAATCAAATTTCATAAAAGCAAAGGCACAAATTATTATGTCTGGCAAGAAACTCGCGAAGAAAAAGCGCTACAAATTATTCAAGATGAATATGGAGAGTTTTCTTCTCAAGCTTCAAAATTTGAAGATCTTCAAGATCATGTCCAAGTTTACTTTTCTAGTAATGATTTTGGCTTCAAAGTCTCTCTTGAAGAGAATACCATTATAGGATTTAAAATTGGCTCGAAGTTCTCAAGGAATTGGGAAGGCAAATGAGAATTAAAGTACACAGGATGCGGCCAAAAGCAAGATTGCCAGTTCGAGCACATCAAATGGATGCTGGAATGGATTTATTTTATTGCCCGAATGGAGAAAAGAAATTATATGATTCAAAAGATTTCTTTATTCCACCAAAAGAATCTAGATTGATTCCAACTGGAATAAAAGTCGAGATTCCTTACGGTTATATGTTGGAGATTAAAAACAAATCAGGCATAGCTTACAAGCGACAATTAATAGTGGGCGCATGCGTTGTAGATCCTGGCTATAATGGCGAAGTGTATGTAAACCTTCACAACATTGGCGCTGAAACGCAAATGATTAGGCCAGGCGACAAAGTTGCACAAGCAATATTGATACCGATTGTTCATTGTAAAGTTGAAGAAGTTGAAAGTGACGAGTTTTTAAACTTTCATTCAAAACGCGGCGAAGGTGGATTTGGTTCCACGGGAGAAAGATAATGTCTTTAGAAAGAAAACTAAGAAGGAAGAAAACAAACAAAGCAAAAAAGAGCGCCGAAAAAGAGATGGCAGCTAAAGTTGCTTTATTTGATAAAATTCCAGATAAGTGTTTGACTTGTGAGGAATCATTTGATAAGATGAATAAAGAACAAGTAACAACATGGAATGTTGTAGTACGACAAGAAGAAGGAATTGTTCGCCTTTATTGTCCTGAGTGTTGGGAAAAAGCAGTTAATATCCTTCAAGATTTTAAAGAGCATCTAGAAAAAGGAGCGGAAGTTGAAAAATGAAATTTTTAAGAGAAGAGAAAGTGGCGGCGCTGGCATTTATAGTTAGCGTGCTAATCATATCCGCTATTCTTTATTTTGCATTTGAATTTGCACCCAAGATAGAAGCACCAGAAGATAATTGCGAAATTGGATGCCCTGTGCACGCACCGTGCCATCCGGATTGTAAAAAAGGAATAAAATGAGCGACAACGTTAATCACCCAAGGCATTACAATATTAATTGGAATGGCGAGCAAGCTGTCGAGCCATATGAATTCATTAGTTCTTGGAGAATGGGATATGCCGAGGGCAATGTAATTAAATATGTTTCCAGGCATAAATATAAAGGTAAAGCTCTTCAGGACTTAAAAAAGGCACGCTGGTATATCGATAGAATGATCGAAGAATTGGAAGAAAATGAAAGTCGGTGACTTGATAAAGCATAAAAATGTCGATACCACTGGAATAATATTGAGTATTTTTATGCCCACACAGCACCTCGAATATCGAACCGAAGAGTATGCAAGAGTTATATTTTCAGGAGACTTGGACGCGTCGTCGACGCCACTTAAGCTATTAAAAGAAAACTGGGAGGTTATTAGTGAGATTTAAAGAAGCCTTAACATATGATGATGTATTGTTGATGCCACAGTATTCAGACATCGAGAGTCGAAAAGAAGTAAAGATCGGAAATGATTTGGATGAAAATATCCACTTAGATTTTCCAGTAATTTCAGCGCCAATGGATACCGTTACGGAACTCAACATGGCTACGTCAATGACAGAAGTGGGTGGCTTGGGGATCGTTCATCGTTATAACACAGTTGAGAAACAGTGTGCAATAGTCCGCAAGGCTTGGGAACATAATCCAAATGTTGGCGCAGCAGTAGGCGTTACAGGTGATTTTTTAGAACGAGCCGCAAGTTTGGTACGCAATGGAGCAAATGTTTTATGTATCGATGTCGCACACGGTCATCATAAATTGGTAGAGCATGCGATCAAATCTATAAAAGATTTGCTCCACGACAGCGTACACGTTATGGCTGGCAATGTTGCTACTTTAGAAGGCTTTAATGATTTAGCAGATTGGGGCGCAGATAGTATTCGTTGTAATATTGGCGGCGGCTCAATCTGTAGTACAAGAATTCAAACTGGACACGGCATGCCAGGATTGCAAACTATATTTGAATGTGCCATGTCAGACAGATCCGCAAAGATTATTGCCGATGGCGGCATTCGCTCTTCTGGTGACATTGTTAAGGCAATTGCCGCGGGAGCAGATTTTGTAATGCTTGGCTCGCTTTTAGCAGGAACAGATGAATCCCCAGGAGAAAAAGTTGTTACACACGGCGGCGTTAAAAAGGAATATCGCGGTATGGCTAGCAAAGATGCTCAAATTAAATGGCGTGGTCGGTATTCGTCCAATGAGGGCATTTCTACGTTCATTCCATATAAGGGAAGCGTTAAGACCATTTTAGAAGATTTAAGAAATGGAATTGTTTCTGGATTTTCTTATTCTGGCGCGAGAACAATTTTAGAACTACAAACAAAAGCCAAGTTTATCAAACAAACAAACGCGGGCTTGGGCGAAAGCCGAACTCACATTTTAGGAAAGACTTAATGCCAGATTATGGAAACATCATTAAGAAAATTTGCTTTGAAAGCACAGACAAGCTTCATGCTGATTTAAAGATTCGTTTGCATTATGATGATTTAAAGATCCGTGAATTTTTTATTGATGTGGTGTCTGGCTACGTTGATAGAAACGAACATATGCTAGCCTTCGTTGAAGAGTTAAAAGAAAAGAAAGCTATGTCAAACCCCAGACGTAATAAAATTAAACGAGCGAGATTAAAAGAAGAAGAAACAATTAAGCAATTCGGCTTAAATAAAGATGAGATTGAAAACATATTTGATATTATAGAAAAGGAGCATGGAGATTTATGATAGGTTGCGCTAGAAAATGTTTAGAAAATCAAGAAGGCTGTAAAGAGAGGAAATGCCGATTATGGATTAATTATGGCGAAGATATGAATTGCACCGCGATTGCCGTAGGGCAAAAACCAGAGATGACATTAAATGAAGTCTCTAAACGATTAGATATAAGCATTGTGAGAGTGAAGCAAATACAAGACAAGGCCCTACAAAAATTAAAGAAAATATACGATTACTGAAACAAAAGACTATTTATATCTAGAAAACCTTTTTATTTATAGGAGTGGACTAATGAGCAAGGGCAAGAAACTTTTAAACGAAGATACCGTTAAGCGATTCATGAAACTGGCAGGCACCGAAAAGCTTTACGAAGGTGTGAAACTTGAAGAAGAAGAGCTTGAAGAAGGCGAAGAGCTTGAAGAAGAAAAGCTCGAAGAGCAACTTCCACCAGGATTAGCCGATGAAGATGAAGATGAAGCCGCCGCCATGGCCGCTATGGGTGATGTGCCCCCGGAAGACGTAGAAGGTCCACCGCCCGAGCCTATGGAGCCAGAAGCAGAAGTAGAAGCAGATCCTGCCGTAGTTGCTGCGGTTGAGGATATAATCCAAGCCGTTGGCGACGCCGCGGCCAGCTATGGCGTTGACGTTGATCTTACTGGAGAAGGCGAGCCCGAAGGCGAGCTTGGAGAACCCGGAGAAGAAATGCCACCACCAGATTTCTTACCCGCAGCCGAAGAAGAAGAAGAGGGTTTGCCTCCTGAACTTGAAGAGGCAAGACGCCACGCTGCACAACAAGAGCTTTTTATGGAAGAGTTGTCCCGCCGCGTAGCCAATCGCGTAAAAAGAGAGCACATTGTTGAACAAGTCACGAAGCGCGTAGCTCGAAGATTGCAAGGCGCAAAACGCCGTACTAAAAGATAAAGAGGTTGAAAAATGACTGACAAGAAAAAGACACTCCTAAATGAAAGCACCGTCCGTCGTTTCATGGCATTGGCCGGCGTAGAGTCCCTAGTTAATCCATTCCTAGATAAAGTACATGAAGCCTTTGATTCACCAGATGTGCCCATGGAAGAGGGCGAAGAGCTTGAAGAAGAAGTCCAAGCTTCGTTTGATGTCGGCACTGAGGAGCCATCCCCACCGCCGGCTCGCGATCCGGACACTCCGACTGATCTACCGCAGGGGCTTGAAGAAGGCGAAGAACTTGAAGAGGCATCAATGACCCAAGCGGATTATGATAAGATCCACGGTAAAGATGCTGCTGCTAAAGCCCAAGCAGCACACAAGAAAAAGACCGGATCAGAATACGCAAGTGGCTACATACCGCCGGAGAAGAAAAAGAAAGAAAAACCGCCACGCTCAATATCGATGCACGATTATCAAAAAAGAGTCCGGGCCGCTCCTCGCACAACAGACGACGCCGACGTCTCGGAGTCCCCAACTTCAAGAACTCTGGCAGAATCAATCCTACGACACATCCCCAACCTTGAAATCGTTGATGATGAATCTACATTTAAAACTGCAAGACAATCTGATATACTACAAGAAGTACTCAGAAGAGTTAAAGAGAAGCTTTCTTAAGAGAGGTTAAAATGTATGAGTTCTTGTGGTTTCTATCCGGAGCAATATTATATAAATTTCTGTCAAAATTATTAGGAATTTATCAACTAACCACCCTGTTCCACGAAATACAGCTTCATGTAATCGCAATGTTGATTGCAGCCTCGCAAGATTTAGAAGGCGCATCTTCAATAAAGCAGGAAATGCTAATAGAAACCGATATACCACCAGAAGAGTTGGAAAGTTTAAAACTAATTGACGATTCAATAATGGGCGCTTGGAAAAAAGCATCAGTGTCTAACTTACAAAGAACGACACCAAAAAGTTTTCAGTCATTAGTTAATTTTGAAACATGGGAAGAAGCAGTGGATTATTACAATCAATCTGTAAAAAAGGATCTTAAATTTTAAAAAAATGATAGATAAAGATACGCTCTTGCAATGGTTACGCGACGAGGGCGCTCTTTATCGGGATGATAATATTTATTATGCAGACAAAGCTTTTATTGCAAATTCTATAGTTCAATGGTGTGCGAAGAGGAGCGCGTCGAAAAACATTTCAAATGCTGAATTAGATAAATATTTTCATAGTTTACGTCTTTTTTTGCAAAATAAGATTGACATTTATTGGGATGACGATATAATTAATGTGAAAGTTCGCAAGGACAAAAGATAAGAATTTAATTTTTAAAAAAGATTTGGTATAATACGAACATGGGATAAAAGATTTAATCAGGAAATTTATTATGGCAGTTAAAGATAAGATATTTTATAACAAGGCCTCGGCTTCCAAATTAGGATGGGAGCCTTCATGGTTTGGTGCGAAAGAATTTGATGAAAAGCTAATTACAAGTATACGCAAATTTCAAAAAGAACATGGCCTTTCGGCAGATGGATTATGCGGACCAATGACTTTTCGAAGAGCAAATACAGAACATGAAGCAGGGCTTGAGAAAGAATTTGAAAATCTCGAAGGCAATCATTTAATCTGCGAAGGCGAATTGGTGCCGATTGATTGGGACAAGGTTGTTAATCTTCGTGACGAGGATAGCTTGGCCTTGCAAAAAGGATTCAGAGAATATAAGAAAAACAAACGAAATGTTAAAATGATTGTTACCCATTTTGATGTATGCCTTTCTGCTAAATCTTGCGCGAGAGTGTTAGAAAAGAAAGGAATTTCCAGCCACTTTGTCATCGACAATGATGGTACAATTTATCAGATGGTCGACACTCAACATGAAGGCTGGCATGCTGGAAATCGCAAAGTAAATAAAGCCTCTATTGGAATTGATATTTCCAATGCGGTTTATACAAAATATCAAAAATGGTACAGAAGAAAGAACTTCGGCCCACGCCCACTTTTGGAAAAGGTAAAAGTACACAACAGTTATATAAAAGAATGTTTGGGCTTTTATGATATACAACTTGAAGCATATAAGGCTTTAGTTAAAACTCTTTGTTCTCACTATGATATTCCAATACAAATGCCAATGGATAATGGTGGGAACGTTTTATTAGCAGAGCATAAAGAAACTAAAGATGGAAAATTCAGCGGCATTGTAAATCACTTTCACGTGTCTAGAAACAAGTGGGACGCAGCAAATTTAGATTGGGATGAGATGTTGAGCGATCTTAGAGACTAATTATAATATGGACATTAATAAACTAAATGAAAACTACCGCGCATTTAAATCTCTTGGTTTAGATGGGTTTTTAAAAATAATTGAAGAAGAAGTTAATCGGTTTGGCACCCTTATGACTGAAGCCGATGTGCCAATAGAAGCAGATGAAACTTCCGAAGAAAGAGTGATTAGATTCCCAGCAATCAAGATTACGGAGAATTGGGGCGTTAAAAACACTGAAGATCGTGCAATCCTAGAAACCCTAATGAAAAATGTTGTCGGCGGTACTGTCGAAGCAAAATTAGCAAGCGTTAATGACTTCATGAATTATCAACCAGGCTTAGCAGTTCCCAAAATCCTTTCAAACTTAATCTTTTTACAGATATTTTCAAACATTATTGAAGAATACAATGCTTCGACGGCTGGTTTTCTTTTTGAAGCATTTTTGGCTGGTTTGTTTTTGGGCGAACAGGTTCAAGACCCAGAACAAGTCGGCGCAGCGGCTGGCTCCCTTCCGATTGAAGATGTGAATTTAATGATTCGCAGAGCAATTCAGGCCGGAGACGAAGCAGACGTTGAAGAAGCAATTGTGCCTTATAGTTTAAAAGTGCTTAGCCCAGGAACAGATTTGAAGGGAAGTTTTAAAAACTTAGTTGATTTCTTTGCAGAAGGGCGCAGCCAAAAGATCATTTATTTGGTTGTAACAAAAATGGGCGCTGGAACGCTAGCCTTCAATGAATTTGACATCACTCCAGAAAACTTTTTAGATTATATCGGTCACGAAGAATTTAAAATGCAACATGAGATTGCACCAGTGGAATTTACGTTTGGCGTTGACGACACTCCCGCTGCCAATGTAAAAATTACCGCTGGCCCAGTAGTGAGAGCTAAAATTATTAATGGCGAAGTTATTCCTAGGCCACCTACCAGACCAAAAGGCCGATTTATGCAATATGATGAAATTGAAGCAGAAGAAATTATAACACAGAAAATTAATCCAGCGGCCATTGCTGATGAAGTTGCTCTCTCAAAAGTCACAGAAAGCGGAGAAGTTCGCCTAAACCCAGAAGATTTGTTAGTAGCTGGTGAAACATATAAAGTGAATGCGAAAGTTGGAGAAAAAGAATATACAACAACGGGTAAAAGAACTAGTTCTTCGAAAGCACTTTATGGCAATGAAGAAGATCTCTACAGTCAGCTAAAAACAATGGAAAGAGGCCCAGAATTCTGGCAAAAGATTGTGGATAGTCCCGGCTATATATCAAGAAAGCAATTTCACATTGCACCTGGCTATTTTAGAAAACAATCTAGAGAAATCGGTGTGCTAGATTTATATCCACCAAAGCTTGTACAAATTGCAAATCAATATGCAAAAGATTTAAGTAATAATTTGATTGCTATTTATAATTCTTTGAGCAGTCTTTCTATTAATATTAATAAGTTTTTCCTTGATGTAGATGAGGGAGAAATGAGCAGAAATCAACACGGCATGGGCGCTGTCAAAGACGCTGGAAGATTAAACTATCACACCAAAAAAGCAGTCGAAAAAACTGAATAAGAAAAGAGGTAAAAGTGTCACGAAAATATGAATCTAATCTAAAACTTCAACAAAAAATTTTAAAAGGTGTTAATATATTAGCTGATAATGTAGCTTCTACATTAGGGCCACGCGGCCGAAACGTAATATTACATCACAAAGAAAAAGGCAACCCAATCATTACAAAGGACGGGGTTACAGTGGCAAAGTTCATCGAACTAGAAGATCCGTTCGAGAATGTTGGTGCTCAGATCATTAAACAAGCCGCAGCAAAAACAAACTCAGAAGCTGGCGATGGTACCACAACTTCAACAGTTTTGGCGAGAGCGATCCTAGACAAAGCACAAAAGTATTTAATCTCGGGTGCTCCGCCAATTGAACTTAAAAAAGGAATTGACAAGGCTGTAGAGGCTATTGTTAATAATCTAGAAGAGTTTTCCACCCCAATCACATCTGAAGAAGACGTCGCCCACATTGCAACCATCTCCGCAAACGGAGACTCAGCAGTTGGAAAATTAATTGCCACAGCCGTTGATTTAGCTGGCAAAGATGGTGCAATAACGATTGAAGAGGCGCGATCTCTCGAAACAAGCTTGGATGTGGTGGAAGGCTTTCGTTTTGATTCCGGTTATTTAGCGACTGCATTCATTACAGATGAGAAACGCGGCGTTGTCCGATACGAGAATCCACTACTCTTAGTCACGGATGAAAGAATTGAATCTGTGGAGGAAATGATGCCAGTCTTAGAGTTGGTAGCAAGAGAGGCACGCCCTTGTATAATCATCGCTGAGAACATCGAAGGCCAAGCTCTCGCGGCACTCATAATGAATGCTGTTCGAGGTACCTTGAAGATCGCCGCCGTGAAAGCACCGCGCTACGGCGAAGAAAGAAGAAACATTTTAAAGGACTTAGCAACTTCGATTGGAGCAACATTGGTTAGTAGGGAAAGCAATATACGATTAAAAGACGTACAGCTAACTCACTTTGGCTCAGCAAAAACCTTTGAGTGTTCAAAGAATTTCACCACAATCGTTGGAGGAACAGGAGACACAAAAGAAGTCCAGAAGAAAATAGAAAAACTAAAAGTTGAACTCAGCCAAACAGAGAGTCTTCATGAGTGTGAAAAAATTCAAGAAAGAATCACAAGATTGGCTAGCGGCATTGCAATCATTAAAGTTGGCGCAGCAACAGAAATTGAAATGATAGAGAAGAAGCACAGAATTGAAGATGCCCTGGAGGCTGTAAAGTCGGCACAACAAGAAGGAATTGTACCAGGAGGTGGAATTGCGTTGATAAGGGCTTGTGATAATTTGCAAGTAGAAACTGAAAATGAAAGTCAAGAATTGGGCGTCAAAATTATATTAGAGGCGGTTAAAGAACCAGCGAGGCAAATGGCAATTAATGCCGGTGAATCACCAGATTTAATTTTATCGAAAATAGAGGGCGAAGACGATAATTTAGGAGTGGATTTCACAAATGGCAATGTTATTGATATGCTGGAGGTTGGAATTATAGATCCAGCCAAAGTAACGCGATGCGCTTTGCAAAATGCAGCTTCAGTTGCATCTACATTAATTACGACAAACTCGGCTGTTATTGAAGCGTGAATACTATTTAATATACGGGGGCTTCACACATGGCAATTGATGAGTATGACACGGAAGTAAAAGTCACATTTGCCGAAATTGGTGGGAAATTTGATCAAATCATGCAAAGTGTTGACACGATCAAAGAAAAGCAAGAAGAAATGGCCGATGACATATCTCAAATTAAAGAAGTTGTTTACCACCCAGATGAAGGTCTCTACGCTCGCCTCAAAGCTTTAGAAAGCTGGCAAAAAACTTCGACGCGACTTCTTTGGATTATAATCAGTGCCGTCGTTGGCTTGGCTTCTGCCGCCGCGTTTAAAATGTTTAATTTTTAATATTTTCTTAAAAATAGCTTGACTATGTTGTAAACTTTTGATATATTATATATGAGGAGTATAACATGAGAGTGAATGTAACTTATTCTGTTGAGTTAGAAGATATACCGCAAACTACGGCCAAACTCATCCATGATACTAAAGAAAGTTCTTTAAGGCCGCTAACCAAAAAGCTTGACGAAGCTTTAACTTTGTTAAATAAAGAAGATGAAAAAAACGCTGTCCGTCTTTTGGATGAGGTGCGTCAAGAATTATCGAGAATTGATTTGAGGTTGGCCGATTGCATGCACATCCTTTCAGGATACCAAAATGTTCTGCTGGGGAACGTAGAGGGCTTTGAAAGTTTAGAGGAGCCAGAAGAAGCGAGCGAGGCCCCGAATGAAGAAGGGTGATTTAGTTTATGTACCAGCAGAAACAAGATTGCTTCAGTACAATAAAGAAGTAAAAGACCGTGACCCTAAAGAAACTTATATTGGCCCAACGCCAATTAAATTTAATAGGCTAACTAAACCTTTAAATTTGTTATTGATTGAAGAAAATGCAGGAAATGAATGTGTGAAGGTCTGGTATCAGGGCGAAGAATGGTTTGTGGAGAAAAAGAATATTAAAACATGAGGAGAAAATATGATTAAATTAGTAGAGGTGTGCGAATTGTTGAAAGCGTCAAAATCGGCACAACAGCAATTTACTTTAAGGGAAATATTTATAAACCCGAAACATGTTGTTGCCTTAAGGGCAGAGCCAGCATATTTGCAAAAACTTAAGGAAGGACGGCTTCCGGACGAATTAGATTCTAGACAACAATTTACTCGGCTAACTTTAGATAGAGGACAATCTGGTTTAGATGTGATTGTTGTAGGTCAGGCACACATGATTGAATCTAAACTAAGAGGAAATGGAGAGAAGCATGTCCTCCACGATTAAAAGACATTTTATTTTATGGACAAAAAATGGCTGTCCATATTGCGACGAGGCCACTGCTATTTTGCTTGAATCTGATCACACTTTCACCGTTTTTGAAATGAGCAGCAACTTAGATCAGTTGGAAAAAGTCCAAAACCAGCACCATTGGTCAACGGTGCCTCTCATTGTTGAACAGTGTTCAAACGGCGACAGGAGCTTTATCGGAGGGCGTTCGGATTTAGAAAGATATTTGGAGATTATTAAATGATAGAATGCAAATTAATGCCAATGACTGAGTACTCGGCTAGCCCTTCACGGCTAAAAAAGGTTAGGTACGGCCTATATTCCAATTCGTTTCACTGGTCCGTTCCGGGTTTCGGACGAAAAAACTGGGTTGTGATTGTCAACATTGACGTGGACCATAAAAAACATATTGAAGAAGGCAAAACCATTGAAGAGATTGTGACTGGCTGCGTGGAACATCTAAATACGCCGCCAAAAAGCAAATATGGTAGAATACGGAAAAGAAAGCCATTGTATGGAGCATTCCACGATGCGCCACACCGGGCGAAACTAATTGAAAAAGGCAATAAAAAATACGTCCAGGCCTTTTTGGTGACGGACAAAAGAAGAAGTAGGCATTTTTGGGGAGAGGGACCACTAGCCAAGACCAAGAGAAGAAAAAAGGGATGAATGAAACAGTCTTTGTTTTGTCTGAAGAAAAATACTTTGAGTACTTAGATAAAATTGAAAAACAAGAGAAGATTCTGAAGCATCATATCCTGAAGGATTCTTTTTTTCATGAAAATGATGAAATAGTAGCACTTTTGTGTGAATATCTTTCTCTATTAGATCACATGAAGATAATACTGGAAGACATAGAAGAGCAGCATGAAGAGAAAAACAAGTTCTTTTATCTAGCCAAAGATCAAGCTTTGAAGTTCTCAGTCTTTTTTGAAGGCGCAGTTACCACAAAAGAATTATTAACAAGCAAGAATGTTTCTTTATCTCTCCACTGAACTATTTATAACATGCAACAATTATTCGAAGGTTGGCGAAAGTACTCACTTCTTTCAGAAGAGCAGCTTTTAATTGAAGGCCGGATTGAAGACGTCAAAAAGAAATATCCTCGCATTCCGAAAATTATTGATTATCTTGTAAGGCGAGATCCTTCTGGTAATCAAAAATATCTTGCTTGGGCCGCAAAACAAACTGAAGCAGCCCGTCAATATCGCGCCCAACACACTCCACCAGGAACTGGCTTAGACGTCGCACAAATAGAATCGTCATGGGTGCCCGAACTCACTGATAAGATTGAAAAATTCCACAAATGGAACCAGCGTATGCCAAAATTTGGCTTTTCAAAGGACATCAATTCTTACAAAGATTATGAATCACTTCGCAACGCCGTTAATAAAGTAGAAGAAGAAGACACACAAGCCACAAAAAGAGCAGAAGAGAAGAGAGCCGCTCTCAGCGAAGCAGAAGTCATCGATGACACTGACGATTATTTCATTGTCAGGCCAATGAGCACTCAGGCTTCTTGTTTTTTTGGTAGAAGCACACAGTGGTGCATCTCTGCAAAACAAAGTCACAATTATTTCGATAGCTACACAAGTGAAGGCAAGATGTTCTATTTTGTG